AGATCATGAGTATGACGATTTTCGACTGGAAGACATGTTTGATGTCAAGAAGTTGGGAGGAAGAGCTCAAAGATTTGCGGACAACGATTTATCCTGGTTTTACGCTTACGATGAAGATCTAACTAAGGAAGATCGACGTTACAGAGAGTACGACGAGGAGATTCAGGATGCGTTTAGACAAGGCTACACAGTTAATTCTCGTGAAGTCAAAGCTATTCGTGATCGAATGTTGGGAAGACCAGTTAAGTACAAGAAAGAGTCGGATCTTTCTCCTCCTTCGCGAGAAGATGGATTTAAATGTGTGTGCGTCAACGTAACATGCACCGACGTTACTTCTGGACCTGTGGTTAAAGAATTTGCTCCTGCTGGTTTAAAAGACAGCGGCAGCTCGAATTCCGCGCCCAAGTCGAGCCAATTCTTGGACAAACACCGTTCTCTTTTGACAATTGTGCAAGAATCGAAATCAACGAAGAGTTTACCACAGACAGAGAAGTTACAGTCGTCGGTAAGTCTAGAACTAGAAAGATTAGCAAAAGACGTTCTAGGGTTGTCACAGGAGTTGAAGAAATTGACCGAATTAGTCAAGAGTATTACCATTCCTCAGACAAGCCCAGATCCGATTACGAAACCCTCCAGTTCTACACAGCCCGTGCAGTCAAACCTAGTCGTCAATTCGGCGACTTCAGGTTTGACCAAGAAACAATTGAAATTGTTAAAAGCCTCTACCCAGAACACAAAAGTCCAAACTGCTGGATCAACTGCTTAGAGGAAGACAACAGTCTGCACCCAATGGTAGTTCAGAACTTGTACGATTCATTAGACCCTAAAAAGTCTCCTGGATCCCCTCTCGTTTTTGTTCACACCACCAACGGCTCTGTAGACTTTTCTCTGTTTTCCGTGGCCCTTCAATCTCGTTTTTCAAAGTACCTTCAGTTGGCACCTTTAGTCATGTCGCATTACAACGACAGGTCTTCAACCTTGTTTAATCCGACTTTGTCCGATCACGCTTCCATCTCTACTTATTTTCTTCAAGCAGGTATCTCTGATCCTGTTTTGCTTAAAACTAAGTCAGAGATGCGAAAAGTCGGAAAAGAAGTCAGACTCGTTTGCATGGTGTCTTGCATAGATAACTCTATTGCTAGACTCTTGCTAGGAGATTACATGGAAGAAGAGAATGACAGAAGCGATTCTCCTACAGCTACTCGTCTGAATTTGAGTTCCAATGACTCGCGTCAAGAAATGTATGAGTTGTTTGCTAAGCATCCTTCGTTGTTGGGAAACGACGTTAGAGGATGGGAATATGCGAACAATGCAACCACTCATTTCTGGCCTTTCATCAAATGGACTCACGTTTTAGGTTTAAAGCCCTCAGACACTTTGTTTCAACTACTATTAGTTTACTACGTGGTTACATTGTACAAAGTGGTTCAACTGGAAACCGGTGAGTTGGTCACGATTAAACCTGGCGTCGTCACGTCAGGAGGTTTAACGACTTATAGTGACAACTCTTGTAAACGATCAGCGCTCGAAGCTAAGATTTCACTGTGCCATGAAGAGCAAGTGACATTCGTCGAGGCGGCTGGTGACGATTGCCTTTCGACAGCAAATCCTCATTCTTCTACATTTCACATGTACGGGTTTGAGATTACAGACGAGGAAATCTGCACTCCTGAAACTGGTTATTCTTTTTGTTCTACACGATTCACTAAGAATGGATCATACCAGGAGAACATTGATAAGATGTTTACCAAGATGGTTAGCGATTACCTGACGAATTTGTCGGAAGTAGAGGACTTAGACCTGTTTTACGAACAAGTTAGTTCGTTTAACACTTGCTTTGAGAATCATCCTAACTACCGCACTTATGTGGGGTTGTTGGATGTTTTGCTCACGTGCAAGGCCTAAGCGCCTCCAGGCTTTGGAACCTATAAGATTCAGCGTTGATGGACGTCACAAACCATTCCTTGTTTCACTTGGGAAGTGGATAACTCCCCCGATTACATCTCGGACAACAGAGACGTTTGCTAGTATCGTAAACTAGATAGTTGTTGGAGACTCAGCGCGACACGGCGCTCGCCTTCACCACTTCGTGTCTAAGTGGTGAAAACATGGCAAAGAAGAGTAAATCTAAACAACCGACTAAGAAAGTCGTTAAACCAGCAGCTGCAGCTAATAGCAGCAAACCAAGACGAAAAAGTATGTCCAACGCAATCACGAACGTGTGTGCGGTGTCTGATCCATTTTGTGTTCACGCCAAGTCGGCTAAATACCCTGACTTAAGCGCCACATTATCGCTTCCTTACACCCAGCACGAGCGTGTTAGCATGACGACAAACGCCGCGGGAAAACAATGTTATTTGTTTTGTCCTTCTTACTCGTATTCCCAGTTCTTTGCAGCTGCGACAATTACAGGTAACGATGTCACTTTCACAACGAGAGGGTCATCTTCCAACTTTGGAGCGGTCTCTTCAGTGAGACTTGTCTCCATGGGTATCATTGTTCGCAGCCTTGTTGCGCCTCTGAGCGCGTCTGGCATGGTGCGTATAAGAACCTTTGCTAACGAAACCACTTCGCTTTTAGCAGCCGTCGATCTCACGACTTACAATTGTGATGATTATTTAGACATCCCTCTCAACAACTGCCATGAAACAGCAGTGGTTGTCAGACGTTTAGACGAAACCTCGAAGTATTGGAAGACCGTAGCAGAGTTTGACGTAAATAACAACATTACCAATACCAGCAACACAGGTTTTGGACAAGTAATGGTCTCGATTGACGGAGGTCCTCTTTCATTACCAGTGCTCGACATTGAATATGTTTTGCACTGGGAAGTGAGAGTGACTGATTCCGACAATCTTGCCCAAATTCAAACTCCACCTCCTCCTTTTAATCCCACTGTAAATAATGCAACTGCCGTCATGCAATCAACAGCAGTTTCTATATTTGACAAGGGAGTTTCTCAAGTTTCAAAGTACGTTGAAAAGAAAGCTGCACAAGCTTTGGCTTCTCTACTTGGAGTTTGAGAGCGTCTTGCACAAATCCTCTTAGGAGGTCCCGCTAGATGGAATCTAGCTAAATTCGCTTTGAATTAAAACT